AGACCTAATGATATACAAAACAACTGGCGTGTTACTAAAACAACATTAAGGCTAGGTTCTAGAATTATTGGTAAGTGTATGATGGGATCAACATCAAACGCTTTAGACAAAGGTGGTAGAAACTTTAAAAAATTATACGATGACTCAGACGTTACAAAAAGAAATGCCAATGGACAAACTCGTTCAGGATTATATTCTTTGTTCATTCCTATGGAGTGGAATTACGAGGGATACATTGATTCTTATGGTTACCCTGTCTTCGAAACCCCATCAAAAAAAGTGTATGGACCTCATGGAACGCCAATCAAAATTGGGGTTATTGAATACTGGAATAATGAAGTAGAAGGTCTTAAAGACGATCAAGACGGTTTAAACGAATTTTATAGACAGTTTCCTCGCACAACTAAACACGCGTTTAGAGATGAATCTAAAATGTCTTTATTTAATTTAACTAAGATTTATCAACAAATAGATTTTAATGAAGATTTAAAAAATTCACTGTCAGTTACGCAAGGTAATTTTCAATGGGAAAACGGAGAGAAAGATACTAGAGTTATATTTGCGCCAAGTAAACAAGGTAGGTTTTTTATAACATGGGTGCCACCATTACAGTTACAAAACAAAAGATTTATAAAGAACGGTGTTAATTACCCTGGTAACGAGCACTGTGGTGCTTTTGGTTGCGATCCATATGATATATCAGGTACAGTTGACGGTAAAGGTTCTAATGGAGCTTTACACGGTTTAACTAAATTTAGCATGGAAGAAGTTCCACCAAATCATTTTTTCTTAGAATATATCGCTCGTCCACAAACAGCTGAAATATTTTTTGAAGACGTACTTATGGCCTGTGTATTTTATGGTATGCCAATATTAGCAGAGAACAACAAACCTAGGTTACTTTATTATTTTAAACGTAGAGGTTATAGAGGTTTTTCTATGAATAGACCTGACAAAAAAAGAAACAAATTATCTGTAACTGAAAGAGAAATAGGTGGTATACCTAATTCTAGCGAAGATATAAAACAAGCTCACGCTTCTGCTATAGAAACTTATATAGAGCATTTTGTAGGGTTAAAAGAAACAGGTTATGGAGACGTATATTTTCAAAGAACTTTAGAAGATTGGGCTCGATTTAATATAAACAATAGAACAACACATGATGCGTCTATTAGTTCTGGTTTAGCTTTAATGGCTTGTAATAAACATAGGTATTTACCTGTTAATAAAATTGAATTAAAACCAGTTGATCTTGGAATAAAAAGATACGACAACAAAGGAACTTTATCAAAAATTATAAATTAATGAATATATATACTAATACCAATAGTGCTTTCCCTAGTCAAGTAGTGAGTGATGCTGAAAAAGCAAGTATTGAATATGGAAGTCAAGTTGCTATGGCAATTGAGTACGAGTGGTTTCGCTCAGGAAGAACTACAGGTAATAGATATTTAACTAATTGGAATCAATTTCACCAATTGAGACTGTATGCTCGTGGAGAACAAAGCGTACAAAAATACAAAGATGAGTTGTCTATAAATGGCGATTTGTCTTATCTTAATTTAGACTGGCAACCAGTACCTATATTATCTAAATTTGTTGATATAGTTGTAAACGGTATATCGGCTAAAAGCTATGACATTAAAGCATACGCGCAAGATCCTGAATCTGTAAAAGCTAGAACAGAGTACGCTTCTAAAATACAAGAAGATATGTTAGCTAGAGAATATCTTGATTCTTTAAAAGACAGTTTAGGTATAAGTTTATATCAAAGTATAGATCCTACTAATCTACCTGAATCACCAGAAGAACTAGAACTACACATGCAGCTTAGTTATAAGCAATCAATTGAAATAGCAGAAGAAGAAGCTATATCATCTGTATTAGCGCAGAATAAGTATGATTTAGTTAGACGTAGATTAAATATGGACTTAACAGTTTGCGGTATCGCTGCTGCTAAAACAAATTTTAATACTGCCGAAGGAATTACTGTTGATTATGTAGATCCTGCTTATTTAGTTTATTCTTACACAGAAGATCCAAATTTTGAGGATATATATTATGTTGGTGAGATAAAGTCTATAACAATACCAGAACTTAAAAAAGAGTTTCCAGGCATTAGCAAGGAAGAATTAGAACGTATACAAAAAACTCCAGGCAACAGATCCTATATTACTGGTTGGGGTGGTTATGATGAAAACACCGTTCAGGTTTTATATTTTGATTATAAAACATATTCTAATCAAGTATTTAAAATAAAACAAACTGATCAAGGGTTAATGAAAGCTTTAGAAAAAGATGATTCGTTTAATCCACCCGAAAATGATAGCTTTGAAAGAGTATCAAGATCTATTGAAGTACTGTACAGTGGTGCTAAAGTTTTAGGTACTGATACAATGCTTAAATGGGAACTTGCAGAGAACATGTCAAGACCTTTAGCTGATACTACAAAAGTAGAAATGAATTATTCTATATGCGCGCCTAGAATATACAAAGGACGTATAGAATCACTTGTAAGTAAATGTATAGGTTTTGCTGACATGATTCAGCTAACACATTTAAAGTTACAACAAGTAATGTCTAAAATGGTACCAGATGGTGTTTATTTAGATATGGATGGTTTAGCAGAGGTCGATTTAGGTAATGGTACAAACTATAATCCAGCAGAAGCACTAAACATGTACTTCCAAACTGGTAGTATTGTTGGTAGATCGTTAACACAAGACGGTGACTTTAATCAAGGTAAAGTGCCTATTCAAGAATTAAGTTCTAGCTCTGGTCAAGGTAAAATACAAAGTTTAATACAAACTTATCAGTATTATTTACAAATGATACGTGACGTAACCGGACTTAACGAAGCTAGAGATGGTAGTACACCAGACAAACAAACGTTAGTAGGATTACAAAAAATAGCTGCTAACGCTTCAAACACTGCCACTAGGCATATAAAGCAAGCTAGCTTATATGTAACTTTAAGGATAGCAGAAAATATAGCTTTAAAAATAGCAGATGCGTTACAGTTTCCACTTACAGCTGAATCTTTAGTAAATAACATATCTAATTACAATGTTAATACGTTGACAGAGATAAGTAATTTAAACTTACATGATTTTGGTATATTCTTAGAACTAGAACCAGATGAAGAAGAGCAACAACAATTAGAGCAAAACATACAAGTTGCTTTACAGCAAGGTGGTATTGATTTAGAAGATGCTATAGATTTAAGACAAATTAAAAATCTTAAGTTAGCTAATCAAATGCTTAAAATTAAGCGTAAGAAAAAAGATAGAGAAGAGCAACAAAACGCTATGCAGCAATCACAAGCTCAAGCAAACGCTCAAGCTGATGCTGCTGAAAAAATTGCAATGTCTGAAGTTCAAAAACAAGAAGCTATATCAGGTTCTAAAGTACAATTTGAACAAGCTAATAATCAAATGGAAATACAGCGTATGCAAATTGCTGCTCAAATAAAGCAACAACAAATGCAACTGCAACATAAGTTTGATATGCAGTTAAAACAAATGGACATGAAAGCTACTAGTGAAAAAGAAGCTGAAATAGAAGATCGCAAAGATAAACGTATTAAACTAGAAGGTACGCAACAAAGTCAAATGATAGATCAAAGACAAAATGATTTATTACCAATAAATTTTGAAGAACAAGACGGGGCAGCAATGATGCCTAACGTCTAATTATTAATTATTTAATTATATTATATTATGTCAGAAGTAAAAACAAATGAACCTGTTAAACAGGAAGGTGACTTTAAAATAAAGTCTAAACCTACAAAACCTAAACAATTAGGTAACAAAAAACAAGAAATTAAAAAAGTTAATCTTAAAGAACCATTAGTAGAAATACCAAATGATGTTATTAAGATTACAATACCTAACGAACCAGTTAAAAAAGAAACAGATGCCATTCAAATCGGAGAAGCAAAGGAAGTACCTGTGGAAGAACCATCCGGAGATAGCGCAGAGGTGGGAGAACCTATACAAGAGTCCAACGAGAATGTTGAAGGGTTTTCTCCAATCAAAGAAGTAACTGAAGAAGAAGTAAAAAAAGTAACAAAAGAAGCTAAAGAAGCTATAAGAGATGAAAAAGTATTAGGCAAAGCTTTACCTGAAAATATTGAAAAGCTAGTTACTTTTATGGAAGAAACTGGTGGAACTATAGAAGATTATACAAGATTAAATGCTGATTATAGTAATATAGATGATACAGCTTTATTAAAAGAATACTACAGAAAAACTAAACCACATTTAGATTCTGAAGAAATAGATTTTATAATGGAAGATAACTTCGATTATGATACAGATCTTGACGAAGAGCGTGACGTCAAAAAGAAAAAACTCGCTAAAAAAGAAGAGATTGCAAAAGCAAAAAACTTTTTAGAGGAAACGAAAAAGAAATATTACGACGAAATCAAGTTGAGACCCGGCGTAACTCAGGACCAACAAAAAGCTATGGACTTTTTCAATCGCTACAATGAACAGCAGAAACAAGCTGAGCAACAACATGATGTATTTCAAAAAAATACTAAAGAACTTTTTAATCAAGATTTCGAAGGTTTCGATATCAAAGTTGGTGAAAAAAGATTTAAGTATAATATAAAAGATGTAGATAAGGTTGCTGAAAACCAATCAAATATTAACAACCTGGTTAAGAAGTTCTTAGACAAAGATGGTAATGTTAATGACGCGGCTGGTTATCACAAAGCTATATATGCTGCTGACAATGTCGATAGGATCGCAACTCATTTTTATGAGCAAGGAAAAGCTGATGCAGTTAAAGACGTGGTGAATAAGTCTAAAAACTTATCACCTATAAAAGCTAGATCACAACAAGGTGAAGTTTTTATAAATGGATTAAAGGTTAAAGCAATTTCTGGTGCTGATTCTTCAAAACTGAAAATTAAAACAAAAAAATTTAACAATTAAAAATTAAACAATTATGAGTTTATCTCCACAATTTGGTTCTATTGTACCAAGTCCGATTCAGACTCCATCTCCTTCTGCTTATTTAGCATTTAATGGTGGGGCAAATGACTTTGCGCAACAATATTTACCAGAAATTTACGAACAAGAAGTAGAGCGTTATGGAAACAGAACGTTATCTGGCTTTTTAAGAATGGTTGGCGCTGAAATGCCAATGACAAGTGATCAAGTAATTTGGTCAGAACAAAACAGACTACATATATCTTACGACGCATGTACTGTAGTCGCTACAGGTGCTAATAACGCTGCAACAGTAACACCTACGGTTGCTGGAGTATCAGTTGTTGTGTCTGTGAACGATACGGTAGTTCTTTTAGATCCAGTTTCTGGAGCTGAAGCTAAAGGTATTGTAATATCTTCAACACCTGGCCCTATAGCTGGTGGTGGTCTTTTTGTAGTACAACCTTTCGCTAATGCTACTTTTGCCGCTCAAGGAATTGGTGCTACTGGAGTTAAAGTATTTGTATACGGTTCTGATTACACTAAAGGAACAACTATTGGTGCAGGAGTAGGAAACTCTGCTGCTAGAGTATCTGTTGATCCTTCTTTCACGCAATTTTCTAACTCACCAGTTATTATTAGAGATCAGTACGTAGTTACTGGATCTGATATGGCTCAAATAGGTTGGGTTGAAGTTGCTACTGAAGATGGTGCTTCTGGATACCTTTGGTATTTAAAAGCTGAATCTGAAACTAGATTACGTTTCGAAGATTACTTAGAAATGGCAATGGTTGAAGGTGAATTAAACGTAAACGCTGCTGCTGCTGCAAACTACGTACAAGCTAACTTACCAGGTACACAAGGTTTATTTGCTGCTATTAGAGCAAGAGGAAACGTAGAAGTAGGATTTACTGCTGCTGCTGGACTTGATAACTTTGATGCAATACTTAAAAACCTAGATACTCAAGGAGCTATTGAAGAAAACATGTTATTCTTACAGAGACAAACATCTCTTGATTTTGACGATATGTTAGCTTCTATCTCTGGCGGATTTGCTGGTGGTACTGCTTTCGGTTTATTCGAAAATTCAGAAGAAATGGCACTTAACTTAGGTTTCTCTGGTTTTAGAAGAGGTTCTTATGACTTCTACAAAACTGACTGGAAATACTTAAACGATGCTTCTACAAGAGGCGCTATCGTTGGTGTTAATTCAATCGAAGGTGTATTAGTTCCTGCTGGAACATCTACAGTTTATGATCAAATCTTAGGTACTAACATTAGAAGACCTTTCTTACACGTAAGATATAGAGCTTCTCAAGGTGACGACAGAAGAATGAAATCATGGTTAACTGGTGGTGCTGGTGGAGCAATGACTTCTACGCTTGATGCAATGCAAGTTAACTTCCTATCAGAAAGATGTTTAGTAACGCAAGCTGCTAACAACTTTGTATTATTCCAAGGAATCTAATTGATTCAACAAATGTAATTCTTACCCTCGTTGTATTGACGGGGGTAATTATTACTTTTATAAACTATTTAATTATATTATATTATGGCTAAAAAAGCTAAAGCAGAAACTATTGAGGTTGCACCTCAACCGGTAGCTACAAAAGTAGCACCACCAGCTAAACTAAGCTGGGAAATAAAAGATAGAATTTATTATTTAAAAGGAAACAAATCTCCTTTAACTTTAACAATACCCGGTAAGCATACTAAAAAACACGCTTTGTTATACTTTGATGAAAGTACAGGTAAGCAAAGAGAATTAAAATATGCTACAAATCAAGATTCACCTCTTGTAGATGAACAAAAAGGTGAATGCACGATGGGTCATATTATTTTTAGAGATGGATTTTTAAGAGTTCCTAAAAATATGCAAAACCTGCAAAAACTACTTTCATTATATCACCCTTTAAGAAATAGAATATACGAAGAGTATAGCGCTGTTGAAGAAGCTATAGATGAATTAGAAGATTTAGATTTACAGATTGATGCTATGAATGCTGCGCGTTCGATAGATATTGATCATGCTGAGGCTATATTAAGAGTAGAAAAAGGTTCTGAAGTAAATAGTATGAGTTCTAAAGAAATTAAAAGAGATTTATTATTGTTTGCAAAAGAAAACGCTTCTATGTTTATTAGCTTAGCTAATGATGAAAACGTACAGCTTAGAAATTTTGCAATAAAAGCTCGTGAAGCTGGAATAATAAAATTATCTGGAGATCAAAGAACTTTCACATGGGGAACAAATAACAGAAAGTTAATGAATGTTCCGTTTGATGAAAACCCTTATTCAGCATTTGCTGCGTTTTTAAAAACGGATGAAGGTGTTGAAATTTACAAATCTATAGATAAAAAGCTATAAAAACAAGTGATACTATATATAGGCGGTTACGGCCGCCTTTTTAGTATATTAAAATAAATATAAATGGTAAATATAAATACAGTATATACAACAGTCTTGTACATATTAAACAAAGAACAAAGAGGTTATGTAACTCCAGCGGAGTTTAATAGCTTAGCTGCTTTAGTTCAAGATGAGATTTTTCAATCATATTTTCCAGATGGTAACCAACTAAATAGGTTTAATCAAAATAATCAACAAAATGATACAGAGTTTTTTAACATGTTTAAAGACACTGCTTATAAACTATATCCTTTTGAAAAAACAGCTTTGTTTACTTATAACGCAGGTGCTGGTATCCTAGGTTGGGAATACACAGGCGCTGGAACTATATTTAAGTTAGGCGAAATAATATCTACATACAATACAACAAATCCTCAGTATGATTCTATTACTGAGCTAGCTAGTCAAAGTGACTTTTCTAAGATCACAAGATCTACGTTGACAGCTCCAACTATGCAATATCCTTTATGCACGACAGGCACAGGGCCAAATAATTCTGTACTTATAAAAGTTAGTCCTCAGCCAAACGTTTTAAGCGTAAACGCTTTGTTTACACCAGTAGCACCAGAGTGGAAGTTTACTACTGGTAACCTAGGTCAATACATATACTCTAACACATCAGTAAACTTTGAATTAGATATATCAGAGCAAACAAACTTAATAATAGGTATATTAAAATACTGTGGATTAATAATAAACGATCCAACAATAATACAGTCAGCCGCTGCAGAAGCTCAAGAGACAGAACAAAACATAAAATCTTAATAAAAAATGGCATTAATAACAGAAACTAATCAACAATATTATCAAGGCGCACAAGGCTTTAGAGGTACTGGTAATGCTCTTACTATTACAACAACTTTTGATACTGATTTAGTTTTTGGTAGCTATGATCCAGCGATTGCAGACTACTCTTTAAATAACTTTAAAATATACACTAGTACTACAGGTTTTCCTGGCAGTTGGAGTGAATATCTTTCAG